AATGTTTGCTAATACTGATAAGATTAATGGACTCGTACTGAAAGCCATGGAGAACCTTAAATCCGTAGAGGGTCAAGGGGTAGCCAAAGGTGGAGGTAAGGAAAGTTTATCGGACGGAGACGACAGCTTTTAAAATATGGCATTACCAGTACACGATAATATGTGGATTCTGTATAAGAATCGAATACCTGTAGAAAAAGTACAGGCTGCTTTGACAATTCCACGTATGAACCCTCTCGGGTTAGAATACAAGAGGTGGTGGAAAGTACAGAAAAGAAGATGTATTGATGGCTATTGGGTACAACACGATGGAGATTATAAATGGGTCTCGGGTCCTCTCTATTGGTTTGTTAATTTCTGGAAAATTAAGCTTACACCGAAAGGAGCCAAAACTAAAATAAAGAAAACTAGAACACCATTCCTTAGAGATTTAGAATGGATTAAAGCTGCCCTTACATCTGAATGTAAAGGGTTTTCTGGTTTTGAGGATGATGAGGAATACACTTGCCATACTATTATGGAAGAGGTAGATCCTAACGTAAATCCTGAAGAGTTCGAGGAGTTACTGATGGAGTATAATAATCCTGGTTTGATTAGGGATTCAGTTACCCGAGAAGACGGGACTTTTAAGACTTTCCAACCAGCTAGAGATTACTTACGTAAGTACTTTAGTAAGCCTATGGGGAAAGCGATGTTCTATAATATGAACTACAATATGGCTGATATGGAAGCTAGGGGTGGAGGTAAATCTTACTTTGCTGCTTCGACATTAGCACATAACTTTATATTTGATGGAGCTTTAGACTATGATGAATATCTAGAAAGTAAAGCTGCCAAAGAGCCTATGACTTCGGAGACCTTAGTAGGAGCTATTGATAGTAAGTATTCTAATGATGTTATCTCTAAGATGAAGTTAGGTTTGAACAACTTACCTGGCGAGATTAAAATTGGAGATGATGTGTATCCTTCACCTTTTGCTAAAAGATATTCAGGTTCTTGGGAAACTGGGAAAACTATTACTGCTGGATATGATATTAAAGTAGGGGGCCAATGGGGTCGTAAAGGATCTGCTTCACTTATACAACACAGAAGTTTTAATGACAACCATGTTGCTGCCAATGGTACGCGTCCTAACTGGTCAGTAATTGATGAGGTAGGATTTATGGTGAACCTAATTGAGGTACTTGGTCAAATGAAAGAAGCTGCTGCAGATGGTACTGTAAAACAGGGAACTATTTGGATGACAGGGACGGGTGGTGATATGACGGGCGGTGCAACGGAAGCTGTAAAACAAGTGTTCTACTCTCCTGCTGCTTTTGACTGCTTACAGTTCGATGATGAGTTTGAAGGTTACCAAACTAAGATTGGATTCTTTGTTCCTGCTTGGATGACACTTAATCAGTTTAAGGATGAACTAGGGAATACTAACTGGAAAGCTGCTATAAAATATATACACAAAACAAGAGAACGCCTCAAGAAGAATGTTAAGAAGAAACAAGCTTATGAGGATGAGATTGTACAGCGACCACTTGTACATTCTGAGGTGTTCTTGCTTACTAATAACTCTATCTTACCTACTGCTGATTTGAAAGAGCACAAAGATTCACTACTAGCAATGGGAGATGATCCTTCTATTGTAGGGCTTAGTGGATGGATGGGCTTAGATGATGAGTACAATCCTACATTCAAGTGGGACCCTGATAATTATAAACCTACGACGTACCCTGTCAAGGCTGCAGATGATAATCATGGAGCTGTTGTGATCTGGGAGAAACCTGAAGAGAATGCTGAATACGGATGGTATGTTGCAGGAAATGACCCGTATGATTTTGATATTGCTCCAAATTCTGTATCTTTAGGGTCAGTAATTATTATTAGGAGAGCAACGCCTCTTAATGGTGGATTCGATAGGATTGTAGCTGAGTACACAGGAAGACCTGGTTTAGCTTCGGAGTTCTATGAGCAAGTTAGAAGATTACTTAGATGGTATGGGAATGCGAATTGTTTGTATGAAAATGAGAAGCAACATATCAAAGAGCACTTTAAGAAAATGTACTCTATGGATTTACTCGCGTATACACCTGGAGTTCTTAAAGCAAACGAGACATCTAAGACTGCTAAGACTAGAGTTTACGGGCAACACATGTCTACACCGGTTAAAAATGAATGTGAGATTTACTTACGTGAATGGCTACTTTCTCCGATTGGTGATGGAAAGTTGCAATTACATACGATAAAAAGTATACCTTTGTTGGATGAGTTAATCTCGTATAATGTTGATGGTAACTTTGATAGGGTAATTGCTTTGATGCTTGCAATCATCCAGCTAATTCAAATGAGGAATATAATCATAGAGGCAGCTAAACCGAAGAGCGAAGAGGAGGAAGAAGAAAACCCGAGAAAAGATTTTTTCAGTCGACAGTTGTTCGCAACGAATATGAGACACCAACGTAATTAAAACCTGTATTAATGGAAAATTTAGTAATTCAAAATCCTTCAAGTATGCCGTCCCAGCATATAAAATCTACGCTGAAGGGCCCTAAGTGGGGGAGAGGTTGTGTAATGGCAATTAAAGGAATGTCTTCCGGGATTGACGATATGGGTCGCTCGACTCGTGAGAACAAAGAAGAAAACTACGACTTAGTAAACTCAAGGTATAGAGAAGATGACTTTGATCATGTTTTGAATCCATACGGATTTGATATGAGTAAGTTTGGAGGTACTCCTACTAAGATGCAAAACTACAATATTATACGTTCTCGATTAGAGACGTTAAGAGGAGAAGAGATGAATGCCTCGTTAAACTTTTTCGTCTATGCTATAGCAGGAGAAGCTGTCTCTGCTAAGAAACAGAAAAGGAAAGATATGCTGAAGGATCTGATGAAAGCTCAGATTCGTATAGAGTTCGGATTAGACGAACAGGCAACTCAACTAGAGGAGCAAATGCAACAACTGCAGCAACAAATGCAGACGATGCAAGATCAGCAACAACTTCAGCAAATGCAAGAGCAGATGCAACAGATTCAACAGCAACGTAATCAGATGCCAGATATTGTGGCGGAGATGAAGAAATTTAATTCTGAGTATGTTGACCCCGTAGAACAAACAAATAACAAGATTTTAAAATACCTGAAACGGAAAGACCAATTAGCATTGAAGTTCAATCAAGGTTGGTTCCACGCATTAGTATCTGCCGAAGAGGTTTACTACACTGGGATTAAGATGGGACACCCATCAGCTCGTCCTGTAAACCCTTTACAGTTAGATTATGATAAGGGAGCAAATACAACATTTATTCATGAGGGTAACTGGGTTCGAGAAGAGTACTGGATGCCTATCGGTGAGGTAATCTCTATGTATGGAGATGTTCTTACTGATGCTCAGGTGAAGAAGATATCGGAAGGTAAAGCTGGGCATTCCTATGTACAGGGTGGAATGCAACAAGGTTTTGCTTATTCTTATGATGGAGGTCAAAGACGTTCTCAATGGGTAAATGGTGTTGGGACACACGTTTACTTAATGCAGTGTGCTTGGAGATCTTACGCTAAGGTTGGGATATTAAGTTATCCGGATCAAAGAACTGGGAAGTGGGAATCTGTAGAGGTAGATGATAGTTTCAAAATGACTCCTGAGATGGATGCATTAGGGGCTCAACTCGAATGGCATTGGGATCACGATATCTGGGAAGGTACTTTGATTGGTACAGATATTTTCATTAATGTGAGACCTAAGCATAATCAAACAGGTAACTTACCTTACGTCGGGTACATTTATAACAATGTAAACTCTACTGCTACTTCGATGGTAGATTTAGTGAAAGCTCATCAATATACATACATCATTGTATGGTGGAGATTAGAGCAAGAACTCGCTAAGGCTAAAGGTAGAAAATTCATTATGGATATGGCTCAACTCCCTGCTAGTATGGGATGGGACGTTGATAAGTGGATGTACTACTTCGAGAATTTAGGAGTAGTATGGATTAATTCTACTGAGGAAGGTAGAAAAGGAGATCCTGCTTCTATGGCAAACTTTAACCAATTCCAAAGTATTGATATGACGCTTAGCCAGGTAGTTGGGCAGTATATGTCAGTTCTTGAGAAATTAGAATTATTAGTGGAAGATATTATGGGAGTATCACCTCAGCGTCAAGGAGACATCAAAGCTTCTGAAACTGCAACGGGTGCTCAGACTTCTATTAGTAGAAGTACAAACGTAACTCGACCTTGGTTCTATTTCCATGATTTATGTAAGGAAGCTGTTCTTAATGAATTGTTAGAACTCGCTAAGATTGCATACATTGATGGAAGAGAGATGGAGTTGGTGTTGGATGAGTTTGAGGTGGAGACTTTAAAAATTAATGGAGATAAGTTAAACGGTTCTCAGATGGGTTGCTTTGTAACAAATTCATTTGAAGATAGAGAGAAAAGAGATAAAATGGAGGCATTACTTACTGCTGCTGTTCATCAAGGGAAAGCTTCCTTGTTAGATGTAGCTAAAGCACTAGACTCCGACTCAATGAACTTTACTAAAGCTGCACTTGCTGCTGGTGAAGAGAAAGCTAATGAACAAGCGCAAGCTGCTCAACAGCAACAAAGTCAGGATGCTCAAGCAAGAGCTGATGAACTTAAGAAATCTGAAGAACTTGAAAGATCTCTTAGAAAAGAAATCAATGATGATAATATTAGAAAAGATATTCTTCTTAAGAAAATGGATATCGGTTCTGCGGTGCAGGCTGATGCAGGGGGTGGAGATATTGACGCCGCTACTAAACTTGCTGGGCTATCGTTAGATGCCAAAGCTCAAGCTTTAGATGAGAAGAAAGAAGCGAACAGAGCTGCAGAGGCTCAACAAGAGATAGCTATTAAAGAGAAGATAGCTAATAAACCAGTACCTAAAACATCAGCAAAATGAAACTAGATAGTAAAGTAAAAGCGGTTAAAAAAGAGAAGAGTTACGGAACCTTATATTTGAACAGTAAAGACTGTCCATTTATTAAAGATGCAACTATTGGGGATGAGGTAGAGATGACTATTACACTGAAAATTAAAGAACTAAGAGCTCCAGATCATTGGGATATTAGTGAGAAAGGTATGAAACCTACCGATGTAATCACTTCAGGTAATATTGTTAACATCTCAAAGAAGGAGAAAAAGAATGATACTAAGTAGTTGAGTATGAGGTTACTAAAAAATAGTTATAACAAAATTTGTTTTGACACATAATTTTATATTACATTTGTAGTAACAACAAAAATATTTTTATGGCAAAATTTCCAAGTATATGGGGTGATCTAGAGGTAGGTCAAGTAACTCCTAAAGATGATAAGAAGGTAGAACCTGTGAAGAAGGAGGAGCCTAAGAAGGGAGACGACGAAGAAAAGATAGTCGATGATGAAGAGCAAGATGAAGCTGCGATAGAAGCTGCAAGGATTGCCAAAGAAGAAGCAGAAGCAGCTAAAGGCACCAATGAAGAGGAAGAGACTGGAGCAATTGAGTATGACGATGAGCAGATAGAAGCTGCTTACAATATGCTGATTGACGAGGGAGTTCTCCCAGAGCCAGTAGAAGGTGATGAAGGCTTTGATGTATCTTCAGCAGGATTAGCTGACTCGGTAGGAGCAGCAATAAGAAAAGGTTTAGCAGATGAGATCGCTGCAATTCCAGAACCAGTGCAGCAGTTTTATGCTCACTATATGGAAGGGAAAGATCCAAGTTCTTTTAAAGTAAGTGCACCAATTATCTGGGACGAAGTTAATCTCGAGACAGGAGATAACAAAGAAACAGCTTTATTGCAGTTCTATGTAAATCAAGGGATGTCTGTAGAAGATGCTCGAGAGGAAGTTGAAGATGTTAAAACAGCAGGTAAATTGGATAAGAAAGCAGAAGTAGCTCGAGATTCTTTAGTTAAGATTCAAGAAGCTAACAATACTGCAAAAGCTGCTCAAGAGAAGAAAGCTAAGGCTCAAGCTCAGAAAGAAGCAGATGACGAAATTAATGCTATCAAGGCAACCATCGACTCAGCAGAATCTATTGCTGATTTTAAGTTGGATGACAAAAAGAGAGCAGCGTTCAAGGAGTATCTATTTAAGGTAAAACCAAGAACAGGAAAAACACAGATGCAAGAAAATATGTCTAGTGAAGATAGACGTTTAAATATTGCATTTCTTGACTTCGTAAATTATAATAAAGAAGATCTGAAGAAAGAGGTAACTACAGATCTAACGAAAACAAGAAAGAAAAAATTGGCAAGGTTCAGTGATAAAGGGGTCAAGGGAAGTAACAGTTCTAAAAGCGTTACTACTAAGGTTGACAGTAAAAAAGGCAAAGCAGTCTTCCCTACTATTTTCGGTTCTCAGTCAATGGAAGTAGAGGACTAAATGTAACTGTCCAATTTAAAAACAAAATGAATTATGTTTCAAGCTGACGTATCACCATTACAATTGCACAAATTACGTGCATTACCATCAGGTATGACAGAATCGGATCACCTTTCTCAAGCTTATTTAACTGAGCCAGAAAGAATGGATGCTGTTCTTGCTTATGCTTTTGGTACCCAAAATGAAACCGTACTGTCTATGTTGACAGGAGGTATTGGGAACACTAGGTTCGTTTCAAATCGCGAGTATACTTGGGATTTACACGGACAAACTGAAAGAGCTGTATTAATTACAGGTGCTGTAAACCCAGGGACTAACCCAGGATTAAACGGTGCATCTTTCCGATTTAAGATGGAAGAAGGAATCTTCCAGGTATCAGATAACTTAGTATCAGATGATGGTACAATGTTACGTGTATCTAATAGAGTGTCTAACGGTATTGATTATATCTATACTGCAGTTTTAACTGACCCAGACCCTAAGAAATTTATTGATCCAGCTCAAATTAGCTCGACTGCAAGAATGTCTAAAGATTTCTCTACTGTTGAGGAATTCTCTGACAAAGGTGGTGGAACTGATTTCGTTGCTCCAATGACTTTAAAGAACCAACTTACAACTTTACGTAAGCACTATGCAGTATCTAGATCAGCAGCTACTGACGTTATGGTAATTGAGTTATTTGCAGACGATGGACAATCAACTAAATTGTGGACAAAATTAGCAGAATGGACTGCATTGTCTCAATGGTATAAAGAGATTGATAGATCATTTATCTATACTATCTACAACAAAGATCCTCAGGGAGTTGTAAGATTACAAGGTAAAAACCAACGTCCTGTTTATCACGGTGCTGGTGTTCGTCAACAAATCTCTCCTGCTAACAGATTGTATTACTCTAAATTAACGTATGACGTTATTGATGAGTTCTTATTAGACTTATCTTACAACGCTAGTCGTTGGGGTGGGGACTACAATTTTGTAGCATTAACAGGTAAAATGGGAATTCGTGAGTTTAATAAAGCCGTTCTTGAACGTCAAAAAGAACTTGGAATTACTGTAACTAACTCTGGTACTTTCATCACAGGAACAGGAGATAGCTTAACTTTAACTGGACACTTCAAAAGTGTTGAGTTCTTGAATGGTGTTTCTTTAACTGTTAAGGAATTTTCTCCTTACGATGATAAAGTAAGAAACAGAGCGTTACACCCAACAACTAAGAAACCAATCGAGTCTTATAGATTTACTATCTTAAACTTCGGTACTGTAAAAGGTAAAGCGAACATAAGAAAAGTAGCTAAGAAGAACTCTGAGAATGCGATGTGGTATGTTGCAGGTTCTACAACTCCTTTCGGAGAAGTTGCCTCTTCTATGTCAGTTATGCGTTCAAATGGTTTGGATGGGTATGAGGTACACATGCTTACTGAGTGTGGTATTCAATTACAAGATCCAACTAGTTGTGGAGAAATGATTATGCGTTTGAATTAATGTATAGTTTTTGTCAAGGATAGGAATATCCTTTGTTGTTATTAGGAGGGTGGAAACGCCCTCTTATAACAAACAATAAAATTCCAAATTAACAACAACAACAAAAGACAAAATATGAAAACAAAAATCACAACATTAGAAGGACTAAACAGAAATGTAAAAGTAAACTTTAAACAGATTTACTCTGATCCTTTAATCAAAATGAAGAAGTATGACGAAGCTTATACTTTATTAGGGGCAGGTTTAGACAAGAATGGTTTACCGGCAACGGGTTTAACGGAAGACCGTAAAGAGCCAACAGTAGGGAATAAAATCCCTAAAATTATAAAAGGTACTAGACGAGCTTTAGAGATAGAGTTAGATTTAGAAGAAGGTACTTTAAAAAATACATCTAAGTATTGGAATACGTTCCACCTTAGAATAGGTTCCGAAGCTGAAGAATGGGATTTAGAAAATGGACAAGATTTACTAAAGTACTTATTCGCACTAGGCCAGTCTAACGTTTGCGATGGATTGAAGAATATTGGGAATAACTCTAAAGCAGAGTTTGTGATATATTCACAAGACCAGGAAGCTGCAGAAAGAATTGTAGGAAGACGAGCTTTGAAAAAAGCATATAACCTAGCAGAAGAATTGGATATTGAGACAAAAGTTAATATCTTAGCGACATACGGAATCATCGTGGATGCTTCAAATGTGAATACAATTATTGATAAGATTGATGAGCAGATTGAAACTGACCCAGAAGAGTTCTTAGAAAGAGCAAATGATGGTTTCTTAGTAGTACGTTCTTTAATAACTAAAGCATTAGATTCGGCAGTATTGACAATGGCTGATGGAGCTATTTATCACGGAGAGGTAATCTTAGGATATGATAGAGGATCGGCAGCAGAGAACCTAGCTAAGAATGAGGTTCTTCAGAAGATTATAAAAGCTAAGATTTCAGGTGATATGGACATCATCAAGGAAGCTCTAAAGGCTAAACCAGTAAAAGCTAAATAAAGATGAACACGTCAGAATTCATTAGAAACGTTGAGGTAAAACTTAACAGAATAGATTCAAGTTCTTATGAAGATATAAGACCCGAAGAGGTTGTATTCTTTGCTAATGACGCATTGAAATCTCTGACACTAGCATTTGATTTAGGAGCATATTCTCAATTATTAGATGAGTTTGCTATCAAGACTTACTTAGCTCACTTACACGCTGTAGAGCCTGCGGCAGTTGTTAATAACAACGAACTTGTATTAGACGCGAAAGTATTTAAGTTTAAGGATATGGAGGCGTATGTAGAGATTGGTGATGAAAAGGATTGGGTGGATACAAGATTCTTGGATAATAACGAGAACTCCTCTAGAGAGGATAATCCTTTCAGACGTTCATTTCCTGATAGTCCTATTTATAGACTGATAGATAAAAAGATTGTATTTGAGGTTAATGGCTTTAATGTTACCAAAGCACGTTACGAATACCTTAAGTACCCGGTAGAAATTACAGAGGGCGGCACGTTAGACTACCCTTTTATAACCGAACTGGAGGATAAAACGGTAACAATAATATTAGAGAATCTAGAAAACCAAAGGTTGGGAAGTCAGCCTCAAGTAGCTAGAACTTAAAATGAATGTTTAATTTTAAAATGTAAAAATTATGTCACGTAATTATGTATCAAAAATGTTAGTTGGAGATGGTATTGCAAATACTTTAACTTCAGATGTACCATTGGCAGGTTTAGCAGAAGGTGAACTTATTGCCTTTGACTGGGACAAAGCTAGCAATCCAGCAGGAGCTGCTGCTACTACTATTGTAGCAGGAACGACTCACTTTGGATTTGCAAGAGGTACGGCAACAGCCGGGGAACCTATTTTAGCTGGACCTATTCCTATTGCAGGAATTAGAGAAATCATAAATAACCCTTATGCTGCACCGGTTAATCAAGTTTCTACTTTACAGGTAACTGCGGTTCCTGCTGTAGATGAAACTGTAATCTTTAAAGTTGTTTATCATGATAACTTAAGTATTATCCCTAATCAAATCAAGCAAACTGTTATTGGAGTTATTGCAACTGCTGCTAACATTGCTACTGTTAATACTTGGGCTGCTGCAATCGCCGCAGAGTTTAACAAGCAAACTTCTGAGCTAGGAGGTAATTTATTTGTAGCTGTAACTGTAGCAACTGATACAGTAACCTTTACAGGTATTACTTTAAAAACTCAAAGTAACTATAACGGTATTGACCGTCCTGAGACACTTGTGTTTGAGGTAGGTGTTCCTGAAGGTTCTGAAACTGCTTCTACTTATACGTTAGTAGATCCTGCAACTGCTGCTCAAGCAGGTCAAGGAGATGCTTCTAAGATTGCTTGGTTAGAAGAGCAACACATGGGTAGATTAGGTTATGCAGATAGAAGAATGTGGAATAACACTAAGAAATATCAATCTCAACTTATTGCTGCTATCACAGACTACGAAGTATTAGTAGTTAATGCAGACCAATGGACTGAGGGAGATATGCAAGGTTTAAGAGCAAACCCTATTGGAGCAGTTATTGCAACTGACGCAGCAGGGCAAGCATTCCTTGAAGCTTCTTTAGCAGTTGCTGGAGTAGTTCCAACTGTAGTTGCCGCTCACACTTAATAGATAGTGTTAATTAATTAATATAAAAAGCCTGACTAAATGTTCAGGCTTTTTTTATATCTTTACGAAATGAAAGCCAAAGAGTTAATATACAATTTAAGAACGAATTTGGTTGAGACCGGAAGTGAACTGTCATTAGCCACTGACCAACATCTTATGTTTATGCTGGATGAGGCGAGAGCCAAACTAGCCGCACAGAAAATGGATGCTAGGGTAAACGTAGTTCAAATGTCACAGGTTGTAGATGTTAAACCTATTAAAGCTCCTAAGGAGGAAATAGGTCAAATAGGTTCTACTAATGTTCTCAAACTAATAATTCCAGATCCAATCTCCTATCTTAATGGAGGAGGTATCTTTACCGTAGGCTCTACTGACGGCGAAGAAAGTTACACAGAAATATCCTACTCACAATTACGCACTGCACTTTTTAGAAAATACACGTCCAAGGCACCTAAGTGGTTCTGGTTGGAAAATGCATTGTACCTAGTTAATGTAGAGTTATCTAGCCTTCAGAAGGTGAGAGTTAGAGGTATATTTGATGAACCTTACAAAGTTGAAATAGCTATGGGAAGGTATAAATATCTTAAGCCGTTTGATTGGGAATATCCAATGACGTTGAAAGATGCTGACACTATATACAAACTTGCTATTGCAGGTGATTTAGGGTATGGTGATACTGCTGTTCAAGCAATTAGAGCGGCAGAGAGTAAACAAAAAGGAAATAGTCAACTGCTAGGAGCTTTACAGGGACTAGCTAAAAATTCAGAATAATGGCAACTAGAACAAAAGGAGATCCACCAGTAAAAAGAGCAGCAGGAAGTAGCTTAGATGATCCAATTAATGCTACTCCTATGGGAAGAACAAACACCTATGTTAAACACGGAGCTAACTCCGGTAATAGAACTAAATTAGATTTTAAAGCAGGTCCTAATAAGACATCAGCTACTGTTATGAAGACTCGTCCTAATAAAAAGAGTCCTTTAAATTATAATGATAGAAAGCCTTCAGGGTTACGACCATTAAAGGTAAATAAAAGAAGAAGCTAGTGTGCCAAAGTATGATAAAAGTCAGTATAAGTTATTTGAAGTTTACAGGTTCTACAAAGCCAGGTGTAAAGAGCGTGGGGTTGAGCCAGTGGATTATAAACAACACAAACTGATATTAGATACTTGGGGAAATAAATTTGTAGAGTATTTAGCTGCAGGGAAGGACGTAAAACTCCACAGTGGTTTAGCTACTTTACGAATTAGGAAGAAAAAGAAGACTACTTATATAGACTTCAAAGCATCAAAAGAGGCAGGAAAAGCTGTAAGAAAATCTAATGTTCACTCTGGATTTTACATAGCTAAAGTAGGTTGGACAAGACATTTTACTAAGATAGCATCTAGAGGTTGGATGTTCATACCAAGCAGGAAGTTAGTTCTTGCATTAGTTAAAGTAATGAGAACACCTGGAGGACATAGACAATATGTTATCAAGGCTATAGTTACTCAGAAGAACAGAGAGAAGCAAGCTTATAAATATAAAATATTGAACTCATGAATTATGATCAAGCAGAAGTAGTTATAGACCAAGTAGTACGTAATTTCAGGCTACGAGAATGGCAATATGATATTGAAGAATATGTGGAGGATATTGCAGAGGCACTGAAACTCATTGGGGCTGCGAAGATATACCAAGATAAGATTGCTGTAATAGAGGTTAATTCCTATGTTGCACCTCTTCCTAAAGACTGCCAGAACATCAAAAGTCTGATTCCTGCAAATACCGCTTATAGAGAATCAGGACCATTCATAGAAGTTAACCAGGCTGATGGAACCTCTGTAACTTTATCATACCAAGCGATGCCTACAGATGCTAGAGGATTTCCTTTAGTACCTGATAGTGCTCCCGTGCGTCAAGCTGTTATGTGGTTCTTGGTAAAGATTCTCATATTACAAGGAGAAATAAAACATATTGGATTAGAGTTTGCTGATGCTGAATGGCACTGGAGATGTAAGTCTGCTAGAGCTTACTTGAATGCGATGTCAGTGCAAGATGTGAATAAAGCTTATAATGACTTTACAAGGTTAAATCCTTTGAAGGATCAACACCAAAAGAATTACGTAGGAGTAGGGAAACCTAATACATTAGATAGAACTAAGAATCAAGACCAACTTAAAAGATGAAAACTGATTTTACCAAAGGACTATATACCAACACGAAGCCTATAAATACTCCGGCTGGGTCATATACTGACGCAGAAAATATGCGTGTATCAGGGCAGTCTAAACGTACTGATGAAGGTAATACCCAAACTAACGTACCTACTAATTTTACTCAGTGGGGTTCTTGTGCTATTGGTGATGAAACTATCCTACTTGGAACTATCCAAGATAAAAGTGTCATAGGCTCATTAAACATAAAAGATGTGTGGACTGTAGAAATACCTTCTAGGGCTGGAGTGGATGTACTTAAAATTAATGCTCCCATACAAGTTGAAGGTAAAAAGAATTGGGCAGGCGAGCGAGTAATTTACTTTAGTACACCAGCAGGTTCCCGCCGTATAAATTTAGATGTAGAACTACCTGATGATGATGAAGATTTTGATAAGGTCACATCCTTATTTTTGGAATATGATCTACCTCGAGCGGTATATACAGGTGAGACAAACTCAGGAACTTTACTATCAGGTGTATACCAAATTGCAGCAAGACTCGTAACAGACTCAGGAGCTTCTACTCCTTTTGGAATTATAACAGGAGTTATTCCTGTAGTATCAGCTAATGTGACAGGATCTAGGTACGCAATTCAGGGAGATCCACCTCAAGAAGTAACTACAAAAGCTATCACATTACAAATTAATAATGTAGATACAGCTTTTAAATATATAGAATTAGGTATCCTTACTTATGTAGGTTTAGCTAATACTCAAAAAATTACAAAATCCAGTAGAATTTTAATCAATGGACAATCTACTGTTGTTACTTCATATAGGGGAGCTGCTGATGACTCAGGTGCATTAACTACTGA